CCACCACGGGGGGAGGTAAGTGCCTCCCCTGCCTCGTCGGCCAGCCCGACCGATGAGGAGCGTGTAACATCGTGCACGCCGGAAACCTCTATAGAGGTGTCCAACGAAAACGAGAGTGTGAGGGCCGGCTCTGGATCAGAGGAGGTACGTGTGCAAACATTGGACTACTTTCTCAAAGCTGCCCGTCAGAAGGTTAGGCAAGACCTTCTGGACGAAGAACAGTCAAGACTCAAGACTGTTGGATTGAGCAATGTGCCGACTACTGGGGATTACCAAAAGGTTACCCCATGGTCGACGTTGCGATTCCGAAATCCGTCCATAACCCAGTTAACCAAGATTGGGCGAGGGAATAGGATAGTGTTTACCCAGCTCATGCCCGTGAGACCAGCTGGGGATACTCACACTACCACGCATGGTACTAATCCACATGCTGGTAGTTGGGGTTCCATCGGATCCGGATGGAACACCTGGCTCTTTGGTAAGCTCTGTTTTGTAGAGCCAGGCCAAGTAGAGCTAGTTGAGTACGAGAACGACGATGAAGTGATGTTGCGTACACCCGTCATTGACCTTAGTGGCCATTTGGTCGCCATAGGACATAGGGACGGGCTCCAGCTTTACAAAGTCACGGTGTTGCGCAAGGACCAGTTGAACGTTACGGCGATCCTGGATCCTATCGAGACCAATGTTACTTGCTGTCTGGGTTGCGGTATTCAACCGCTTCAACCAGGCTATGAGGAGTACCTACTGCATTACCGGGAATCATCCTGGGATTTGGTGGATTATGGTCGCGTTTATGCGCTAGGCTTTAAGGAGATGAGTACAGGCAACAGAGTAGTCGCATTGCAGGTTGCACGCTTCAAGGTTTGTGACATACCGTACGAGGAGTACGTGAATGTTGACCTTCGAAATGGCACTAAGCATTCAATTGCATCTGTCGAGCACAATCTGAGTGTGTTGAAGTCCTATGATCCCGTGCGACAAGCACCCGATCTAGCAATGGGCATCAAGGCGCACATTCGTATCCAGAACTTCCCATCTGATGGCACTTCGCTGTTGGAGGGGGGCGAGGGAGACGGGTATGTCTTGAAGTTGGATGAAGAAACATGCGAGAATGGTGACGAACCAAGACCCCGGGTTAAACTTACCCCGGCCTTGGCCACTACCGAGTCTGGTGTTCTGGTTAAGAACAAGCAGGCGGTAGTAGAGGCTGACGCTGAGAGAGTAAAACCGTATCTGAACGACAAGAAACTTGATCCCAAGTGGATAAAGGTTAAGAGGGAGTTCCTCGACTTGTTGATCCCTGAAGAGCTCAAGCACACTGTGGTGCCGCTGAGCTTGGAAGAGGCGCGGGAAATGGATCGGCCGAATCAGGCAAGGAAATTCAATGATGTGGAGAACGAAGCGATTCGTCCTGACCCTGAACAAGTCAAGATGTTTCTCAAAACGGAATCCATGGACCCCGCTGCGGCCGGGAGATTGATATCCAACCCAGGAGAGTTCTTGAGAGTTTTCTCAAGGATGTTCGGAGAACCGTTAACAAGGTTGTTTAAGAAGAAGACGTTTATGCGAGATCACTACGGGTTTGTAGACCCCACTGCATTGAAAGATATGTGGGAGAAAGTGATGGAAAGAGCAAAACGGCTTGGGTACACGACAGAGACAGATTTTACTAAGATGGACGCCACGGTAAACCAGTGGATGAGGGACTTCGAACGTGAGATTGGTCAACGTGCCTTTGCGAAGGAGTATGTTCCACTATGGGAGTCATGGCACTCAAAATTGTATAAGAAGACGAAAAGTAAGGGCGTGCATGGGCATGCCATTGAGTTGGGCGCAAGTAGGCGTTCGGGGGAATATTTTACCTCCCTGTTCAATACCATCCTTAACTTCTTCTATGTTGTCTGTTGTTTCGTTGAGTGCGGAATGACGACGGCTGATGCAATTAGAGAGGCCGGATTAGTTGGTGGTGATGATGGATTGCATCCAAACCTTCCTGCTGAAGTAGCAATCAGGGTAGCGCCTATGCTGGGCTTTATAGCCAAGGCGACCCAGTCGAATATCGGTGAACCAACGTCATTTCTTGGACAAGTGAGGTTTAGACCGGGGGTATTTTGTTATGACCCTATTCGTTTCGTGTCAAAGTTGAGCTCTACTCCCTGTGGGGCCAATGTACCGCCATT